TAAACAAACCACCACCAAAGGTTTGTTCACCTGAATTTTCTGTTATTGGACCGGTTTGTTTTAATAATTGTTTAAATTTCATGGCTTATATTATTTAGGTCAATTAAAATTTCTTTTCTCGTAAAGTCCAAACAGGTTGTCATTGTAGTTATCCGAATGTAAATTTTTACTCATATTATTTGTTATTTCTTCGGAAACGGATTTCCATTTTCCACCCTTACTCTTATAGCATTTTGCAGCCCAAGCATTGGCGTAGGCGGATGGATATACATCAAATTTTTTCTTTGCTTGAGCAATACAAGAACTCCACTTTGCTGGATTTTTTGGTTTATTTTTGCCTTCTTGAATACATTCAATATCTTCCTTTAACATAGATGTTACAGACTGTGTACTCCATGTCTTGCAAGCCCAATAACGAGCTTTCCAACGTGGTCCCGGATTGTCGCAGTTATGTCTAGCTCTAAAGTTTCTACGGCGATCTGGATCATCTCTCTTGATTTCCATATTTGGATCACCGAAGTTTACTTTTACAACATTTCCTTTATCATTTTTTACGTAAACTTTATACTTTTTAACATCTCCGCGCATTATTTTGTTGAGCTTTACTTTTTTACCTTCCGACTCATAAATTCCAATTTTATCACCATATTCATTATACGATGATTCTTCAATGTTATCTAAGAAACCCATGATTGTATCTTCAAAGAAGTTTTCAACAATCTCATTGCCTTCTTCATCACTAAATCTTACAACGTAAACATTATCTTCCAAAAGGATTTCATCTACGTTTAGAACTTGACCGGATTCATTTATTACTAAGTCGCATGGAAGAAGTTCTTGAACTTCAATTGGTTCAAAGTTCATTTTAAAAACGTTTGATGCACTTTCTACAATAAAAATATCAAAAGTTTCTTTTACTTCTGTCACACCAGTTTTTACATATACTGGTTTTTTTCCTTTTCCTTTGACATCGCCTTTTTCAGCTCTGCCCGCCTTCTTTTGGGCAGATCGTTTTCTTCTTACAAAAGAAGCGATTCCTTCTTTTCCTAGCTTTTTTGCTTTTTGTTTGCTTAAGCAGGCAGAATATGCTGCACCTTCTTCTGCATCGCCACACTTCCCTACTCTTTCACCTTTTGTATTGTAACGATCCCAACCTGGACCACCACCAGCAGATTCTTTATTGAACCATTTACCTAGTCCTGATTTTTCAAATACTTTTTCAAGTAATACTTTTGTACGGGAGTTCATTACTTCCAATCCTTACTTTGTTTTTCACCTTTACGGTGTCCATTATCTGATCTATTTTCAGATTTATCTCGGAGGCGTAAGTTATTTATACCATTTGAACCACCATTTCTTAAAGGTTTTTTGTGGTCTACATCTTTTCTGGAACCCTTTTTAACCTTACCTTGGCGGATTAAACGTTCTCTCGCAGCAGTTCTTTTTGCTCTTTCTTTTCTTTGTTTAGGTTTACCGTGATAATTTCTATATTCCATATCATAATCACGTTTATATTCTTCATACATGTGTGAATTAATTTTATTCATCACATAGAGCATCATTTCCGGATTTTTAATAGCTCTCTGATAGGCATTATTGAATGCCATTTTCAATCCATTATTGCTTTCCAGAAGGATATTATCTGAATTTAAATATGTTACTTCTTGCGAATCAAGTATTTTTGCGTTTATCAAAGTATTCAAAACAAAATTATTTGACAAGGATTCGATCAAAAGATCATTCAACAACAATGATAGATTTTCTGTCATTGTTTCTTTCAAAGATCCTGTCTTTTCTACAGGGATCTTTACAGTTTTGCCACCGATACGAACATAATTGTATTGAATGGTATTCAAATCTTGTGGAGTAAATCCTGGAAGCAAGCTTACACTTATATCAAAATCCATATTTTTAGAAACATAGTCTAAAGCTAGTTCTACGGGGTTTATTGAATTTTTTGGTATTAACAGAGACTGAAGTGTTACTTGTTCTTCTGGCTCTACTTGTTCGACAACAGAAGAAAACTTTTTCATCAATTCTGAAGCTGAATTGGTTTTATTTTCTACATTTCCACCATTAATTAAATCAGTAGATGGTTTTATTGAGATAGTTGCATTTTTTGCAATCTCATCAAAGTAAGCATCTGTCATTGGAAAAATTCCATTTTGTGTAACCAAATGGGTTGGAGAAAAGTCTGGATTCTTGATATTATCACCACGATAAAAAGTTTTCAGAATTGACTTTACAAACATATCAGAAAATTCAGATGGTTTCTTGGAATTGTTTTTAAACAAAGTTGGAGTGGCTTTTGTTATTTCTTTTTGATAATTCTCAAGAGAAGCAAATTTGTTTAAATTTCCATTTTCATCCAGAACTGGGCCTAGATTTTGTCCAGCATCATTTGTGAGCTGTGTTGCTTTCAATTGAGCCAGCATTTCTGGATTATTTTGAATTTGCGACAAAGCATTTCTAGAAATTAAATATTGGCTGAACCCAGAGCCATTTTTTTGTACTGTGTCTACAAATTTAGAAATTTTTGGATCTTGTGAAATGCTTGGTGAGTTGAGTGCTTGCATGATTGCACCAGCAATCATTCCACGGAAACCTTTACTATTCTGATCAAACTTATCTGTAGTTAAAGAAAATTCTCCACCAGAAGAGATTTTAAATTTATAATTTCCACATTCCATGTCTACGTTTCCTTCTTCAAACGTAGTCTTGGTTCCATTTTCGATGCTGGTGACTAGATTTTGAATACATTGATCACCAATTTGTGACAAAATCTTCTTGGCTTGTTCGTATGCTTTTTTTGTAAATTCTAAAGCATTTGGTGAAAGAGAAATGAAAGAATCAATTTCTTGTTCGCTCGCACCAGCTTTAATTTTTGCCAAGAATACCAACGCATTTAGTACTTGTTGATTATAAGAAGCTGTGGATAATTGATTGATACCAAACTTTGTTGACAATTTTTCAAATGTCATATCATCAAAGTCTGAGTTTGCAGGTGGATTTCTCAATCTCTTAAAATATTCTTGACGGACATCAATCGGCATCTGAATCAATTGTTCAGGTGTCATTTGTGTCATCAATTGAAATATTTCTTCTTTAGAAAGCTTTTTAGCTTTTTTCTCTTCAGTTGGTCGGGCTTCTTCTTCCTCGTCCTCAAATTTTTGTTCTTTTTCTTTTCTTAGTTCTTCGGTAGATTTGCCTTTTCCTGACTCACCTTCTTCCGATTTTTCTTTTTGTCTGATATTACCAAAAAGAAGTTTTGAGGCCCCAGTTTGTTCAAAGTTTTCATCTTTGGCCAAAGCATTTGCTTCGCCCATAGAAATTTCTTTGCCCTTACTTATTATTTCGTGGTTATTCTTGTTGAAAGAATCTTTAAAAATTAATTGAATCTTACCAGACTTGGTTTTGACCGCAACAATTTCTTTTACCAGCTCTTCCTTAGACTTTCTACTTCTAGGAATCTGGCGAGATCTTTCTGCTCTTTTGCGTGCCGCATCTTTTGCTTTATCATCAGCTGAGGAAGATTTAATCTTTTCCTTTTCCATGGCCTCGCCAGTGGTTCTAAAGGAATCTGCTGTGGCACGGCTTGCTTCTGTTAACTGTAATAGATCTTTAAAGTTCATCTCCAATTATTTATCATAATATTAAGGTTCCAACGGATTGTATAATTTTAAATTTCTGTAACTTTTTGACTTTCCTCTGGCAACTTTATAAAGATTACTTTTGTTTAAATTGTTTATTTTGGCATATTCTGCTATATTTTCTATGTAAAATATCTCTTTTGTTTCCATATTTTGGAAAGTGGCACCATTATATGTGATAACTTTCGGCTTTTCTTTTTCTTTTACGTCTTCATGTGAACCAACAGTTTCCTTTACCGCTCGAATCTCCACAGCCGTCCATCCCTTATAAGTCTTTCTTTTTCCATTTAAAAGTTCACAAATTTTTACTGGAGTTAATCCTTGCTGTCTTCCAAAAATAGTCATATTTTCAAAAAAAGTCTTTTCTCCTGTATCGACTCGTTTTAACCAATATCCATTTTTTTCTTGTGCTGGAGACTTCCACTTCCAATAACGACCTTCTTTTGTAAAGAATCCACCATGTTCTTTTATAAAAGCATCCCGGTTAAAGGATGCTCTTGAGTTATCGTTCATTCTGATCCAAAATTTTGAACCTTTTCTATTTACTTCATCTTCTAATGTTTTTAATTCATGAATTTCCATTGCGATATTCCGTAATAATATTTTTTAACTCTCTGACGTAATTAATTGGTCTACCTTGAAAAACTTGTCTCAAACCATCTTCGCATGCTATCATTATAGCAAAATTTTCTACAATGATTCCTGTTCTTTCTTGGAACATCAAAGCATATGCTGTTGCTTGAGTAAAGTAATTATCGATGTCTTGCTTTCTTTTTTCTTTGGTGCTTGCTTTGAAGTCTATTATTGAAAGTTTTCCATCATATTCTGCGATGCAATCTGTTCTTCCAGCAAGCCCGAGAGTTTTTGACCAAAGAGGAGTTTCTAATGCTCTTATGTTATCGATTTTATCTAATTCTGGTTTCAGTAAAAGAAAAAGAGCCTTAAAATTTGGAAACATATTCTCCAAATCTATTGGCTCATTCTTCAAGTAAGATTCGATTATGCTGTGAAATTTAGTTCCCCTAGATGTTACTCGTCTACTTTCTTCAGGATTTTTTTGTCTCCATTCAGCAAAAAATTTTTGCTTCTTGAAACCTACCACAGTTGTGACACTGGGAAAATCCCCACCGGGAGTAGAATAATGACGTTTTCCGTCTTTTTCTATTTCCTTAAGCTCGCAGTTTAATTCTACAGGATTATGATTAAATTGTTTAAATTCACACAAGGTCATTAATTATATCATCTAATTCGTAAAGAGGTAGAATATTTTCCTAAAATTCTATCAAGAATTGCATCAATGTCATATGGAATTTCAGATCCAGAAACCTCTTTTGGTCTATCCGGTATTGATGGCAAAGTAAATGGAGTAAATCCAAATGGTGTGGATTTATCTTCTTCAGTTTTTGGTGGTGCTGGCGGTATTGGTGGTGGTAAATATGGAGCCGGTTTTGGTGCCGGTACTGGTGGTGCTCGTCTTGGTGCTGGTGGTACTCGTCTTGGTATTGGTGGTGGTGGTGAATACGGTCTTGGTGCTGGTCTTGGTGCTGGTGTTGGCGTTGGTGTTGGTGTTGGTGTTGGTCTTGGTGTTGGTACCGGTGCTGGAGTTGGTGCCGGTGTTGGCGCTGGTGTTGGTACCGGTGCTGGAGTTGGTGTTGGTCTTGGTGTTGGTACCGGTGCTGGAGTTGGTGTTGGTGTTGGTCTTGGTGTTGGTACCGGTGCTGGTGCTGGAGTTGGTGCTGGTGCTGGTGCCGGTGTTGGTGCTGGTGGTGGTGTTGGTACCGGTGCTGGTGTCGGTGTTGGTGCTGGTGGTGGTGAATACGGTCTTGGTGTTGGCGTTGGTACCGGTGCTGGTGCTGGCGTTGGTGCCGGTGTTGGTGCCGGTGCTGGTCTTGGTGTTGGCGTTGGTGCCGGTGTTGGTGTTGGCGTTGGTGCCGGTGTTGGTGTTGGCGTTGGTGCCGGTGTTGGTGCCGGTGTTGGTGCTGGCGTTGGTGCTGGCGTTGGTGCCGGTGTTGGTGTTGGTGTACCTGGAACACCAGGTTTTGGACCGGGAGTCACTGGTCTAGGATAACCCGGTGTTCCTGGTTTAGGTACTTCAACTGGTCTTTGGCCTGGTAATGTTGGTTTTGGTGTTTGCCAATCTGGTGGTGTAAAAGGAACTGTATCTGGTTTGGGAGGTGCTTCTGTACCACCTTTTCTTAATGAAGAAACGACACTATCGGCATTTTTTACACCTAATTTTTCTAAAGCAATAATATATCTTTTTATATCTGCTGGAGTACCGAGAATAGGAATTGCAGACAGTAAAGCCAATTTTGCTGATTCCGTATCTCCTTTAGTTAAATCCATAATTGCATCATAAATTCCTATTGCATCACCAATTCCAGGAGTAAGAGATAACATTGTTTTTGCCCATTGGGTTATATCTTCGGGTCTTATTTCTTCGGGTCTTATTGTTCTACTTTTTGCTTTTCTTCTTTCTTCTGCTGATAAACCACCATCATCTAAAGCTTCTCTGATGTTTATTAAACTTGCTCTTTGTATTAAAATAGCTTCTAATATTGGATTTAATCTTCTTATCATATTAGACTCTAAAGCTTGATTTTTTCTTTGTATTACCAGTTAATACAGAAACTTGTGTTCCATCCGGATTTGTTACAACCTGACTATCTGGTGGAGCATTTCTATCTTTTCTTGGTTTAAAAATATTTCCAGTCAATTTGCTAATTGCTTGATCTTTAGTCATTCCTTGATACATACGCTCGTCTGTATCCATAGCCGGTGATGGTGTTAATTTTGGTTCATTTGGTTCGCTAACTGTTGTCTTTATTCCTTGTACAACGTTAGTTCTTGGAAGTTGACCAAAATTTAAATTCAAAGATCTAAAAGAAGAACTTAAATCTAATGGCGATTGACTAGAAGTAGCTGTGTTTAATGTTGATGAAGTGCTATCTGGATTTATAGTTGCTGTTTCGAGTTCATATTGTCCTCTTTTTTTTGAAAGAGTGCTCGAACCGGGTCCCATAGTACCGGACATCAATTGTTCATTTAAATTAAAAATATTTGTCGTATAGTTAGCAGAGTTTCCTTTTGAGAAAGGTTTTTCTGCATTCATTCTATCACTGTAATTGTTTAAAAGATTTGATGTCTTGTTTTTTACTTCGCTACTCATTTTCGAATAACCAAGCAAAGCCTTTCTTTTTTCCATTTCTGAAATTGGCTTGGCAACATTCATGACACTTTTTATTTCTTTTAAAAGATTTGGCTTATTTACAGGCTTTTTAGACTCATTCAAGGTTTTTCCGGCAAAGAAATCCTTGACTTCCCAATAAAATTGTCTATTTTGTTTATTATCCATGGCTGTAAAATATTTAGATTTTCATAAATACTTAAAAGGTATGAAAAAGCAAGTACTCTTGCTCAACCAAGACAATACACCACTCAATATTATCACTGTCGGTAAAGCTTTTAAGTTAATGTCAAATGATAAAGTTTGGGGTGATGAAACTACCACAGAATACTATGAAGTTGCGTCTGTTTCAAAAATTGTAAAAATACCTAAAATTTTGATTTTAAAATATTATGTAAAATTGCCTTTCAGAAGGGCAGCACCCTCAAGAAAAAACATATTGAGAAGAGATCAATATGAATGCCAATATTGTGGTGTAGACCTTTGTGATAAGACTGCTACGGTAGATCACATAATTCCAAAATGCAAAGGTGGTGGGTCTACTTGGGTGAATCTTGTTGCTGCATGCAAAGATTGCAATCTACATAAAGGAAACAGAACACCCAAAGAAGCTAAAATGGATCTTAAGAATAAACCAAAAGAACCTTCTTATGGATTCTTTTTTGATCACATGCTAATTACTTTTAGAAAGAAAAAAAATGCCTAATTATTCATTTGTATGTGAATGCTGCAACCACGAATTTGATGAAATTTTACCAATGAAAGATTCTGATCTTCCATTGAAAAAACCATGCCCAAAGTGCAAAAAGAAAAAAGTTATCAAAAATTGGGGCCAATATAAGACTGGGATTGCCTACGACACCACTTTAACGCCCTCCAAACTGCACGGAAGCGCTTGGGATGAGGTGATGGCCAAGGTTAAGAAGGCCGCTCCTAGGAGCATGCAAGACCGCCTAGAACAAACCCGTACAATGAACGGTGGAAGATACGTAAGATAAATATTGGTATGCTGAGATTCAAACAATTTTTGATTGAAGGTGTAGTTCGTTCAGTTGGCAGAAAAATTTTTGTAGAACCACCATCACCACTTGCTACAGCAGAATTTACTAACCCCCTCTACAATCAAATTGTAACTAGACCAGAACCAATAAAATTTGATGCTTTTGATAAAGATCTTCAAGCATCTTGGCGATCACCTAGAGAAAAATTAATTGCTAGTAGTGATGGTGCTTGGGATTTTATGGATGTAGGATCAAAAAACATAGATGACGTTCGTGGATTGTCTCCTTCCTATAAAGAAGGAAAAACATTTAAAGGATATTATTCTCTAGCAGATATCCAAGATCCTGAAGTTGTTAAAAAATTTGGTGCAGCGGTTCCAGATCTTCATCGTAGATTGGCCGGGGTAGCTGATCAATTAGGAACTTCTTTTAGTTTTAAAGTTCCAAAACATACGAAATCAGTAGGTGAACATGTAGATAGCATAGTATTTCATCATTACGATGTTCCAGATTCTTCTTTACATCGTTCTATCGATGCCACAACTCGACAGTGGGCAAAAGATAATGGTTTAGAATTATTAGATAGACAAGGAATGGACACCGGAGTTGATATAAAAGGAGAAGGATCATTTTCTGAACAGTTAGCAAAAAAAATTGCTAGAGGTGAAAAAGGTTCTATTTCAGAAATTGGAAAACAAATTTTAGATAATGCACTAGTTAAAACAACTGGTAAGACTGTATTAAAATCAATACCATTTGTCGGAACCGCAGCATCCATAGCAGCTATGGCCGACAGAGCTCAAGCAGGAGATTATGTGGGGGCTGGATTGGAAGCAGCATCTGAAGTTGCAGATTATATTCCAGGTGTAGGCACAGCTGCTTCATTGGGTATACAAACTCATCTTGCAGACCGAGACATGAGTGATGAGGAAAGAAAAAAAGCTGTAGAGAGAAGGTCTATGCAAGCTTTAAGATCTATACAGCCACCAAGCTTTTAATAAAAATAAACCCTAGGGGTTTATAAATATTTTTATGGAATACGAAATTCAAAAGGTAATATTCAAAAATTGCACAGTTTATAATATTTTACATGAATCCAATATTTTGGGTCATGTTATTCAACATGAAAATTCAAATGTTTTGATTCAAAGTGATGAATTACCAATAATTCCTTTGGCAGAATCTTTTGGTTTCCAAGGTCATTTTTATCTTGCCACAGAAACTGGTTATGAATCAGTAAATTTGAATTCAACTTCAGAATTTAAACCAATTTACGAATTTAAGGTAATTAACCTTGAGAATTACCTTTTGACTGAATCAGAGCTTTAAGAATATAAAAGCTATCTACAATATCAGTCACAGGATTAGATAGAGTTTTTTGATCAAACGCCAATAACAAATTGGTGTTTGTTTCTTTTGAAAAATACTCATACATCAATGCCTTGTCTGCATTTCCTTTTCCAGTTGCCATCTTTTTTGCTTTTGACGGTTCTATAATTGTTAGTGGAACTGCAGCTTTGTAGAGTTTATGTTTAAAGATTCCCATGTTTTCAGCAAGGTTAAAAACTTTTCCTTTTGAACCAAAAGAATAACCTTCAACTGCAACATCAGAAGCCCCGACACAAAGATTAATGGCCCAATCAGAAATTGTGTCAAACCTATCAACATCGGCTACGTATTCCTGAAAACTTTCACCCGTGATGTTTGGCAAAATTTTATCTGCGTATTTTTTAGTATTTGTCAGGTAGTAGAAAAAACAATTATCAAATGTAAATGGTTTTCTCTCGTCATACAGACAGAGACAAGGGCATGTTATCGAATAATCTACACCTATTAACATGTGGAACATAGATATTTATTCTTCGTACCAAGGCCAGTCACAGAACCTTTCTTTCATAATATTATCTATCCACGGATAATAATGGCAAACTTTCATTGCCCCGTTGTCTATTACATTCCCAGAAGATGGATCTACACCGAAGAATGATATGATTCCTGCCAATTTTCCAGAATCTTCAAAAATCCCGCCACCAGAATCACCGTAATAAACCGAGCCATTGAGTGCAAGCATTCTCATTACTTGACCGTTATCTTCAATTAGAGAACCGTAATAACGCATGACGCCCTTCTCGCTGACCTTTTTGTAGCCAAGGCTCCATCCAACAGTAATAAGTTCCTCCCCCGGAATCAGATCCCATGTTATTTTTGAAAGTTCTGCTGGAGGCTCATAACAATCTTCTTCCAAAATGCAAAGAACAATATCGTTCATCGGAAATCCGGGAACATATGGACTTGCTTTATGCACCTTGCCAATTCTTAAAAATTGTCCTCCATGAGTCCAAAAATATTTTGGAGGATCCTCAGACAACGCAAAACAATGCTGTGCGCTAAGTATTGCGTTTCTGTGAATAAGAACCGCAGACCCGATTACATCACCAGCTTGTGTAACTATAGCACCTACACAGGAGTAGCGGTCGTCCTCAGCTAGTCCGATGGAATCGTACTTCGAAGAATCCAATAAGAATGCGGGGACTTCCGCTACTCCTTGTGTTTTTTCCTGTTCAGATTCAACTTGTTTTGGATGAGACGATAGCGAATTGCAAGCTGTGCTTGTCGCCATCACGACTGCGAGGATTAATGCCCTCAGCAACATGGCAAAAATATTTAGAATAAAAAACCCCCTTTCGGGGGTAAAATCTTTTGATTTTTTAATGCTCCTCCGACTGGAATCGAACCAGTGACATGGAAGTTAACAGCTTCCCGCTCTACCTACTGAGCTACAGAGGAGTGAAGAATCAGACTATCTGGCAACCACCAGCACTGCACGCAAATTCCTTTGCCGACTCAGTATTGTCTTCTGCCTCATA